GCAATATCCATCGTATTTTGACGAACCGCTACGACTATCTATCCAATCTATACAATTAGGACATCGCTTACCGCCTCCGTGTGCTATACATTTATCGGTTTTGCCTTGGGCGCCCGCTTGGCAACCAGGTTCGATACATCGCTTACCACCTCCGTGTGCTATACATTTATTGGTTTTGCCTATGGCACTCGCTTTACAATCTGGTTCAATACATCTTGCTCCGCCACCGTGTGCTATACATTTATTGGTTTTGCCTATGGCACTCGCTTTACAATCTGGTTCAATACATCGCTTACCGCCACCGTGTCTTTTACATTTATTGGTTTTGCCTTTGGCGCTCGCTTGGCAACCGGGTTCAATACATCGCTTACCGCCACCGTGTGCTACACATTTATTGGTTTTGCCTATGGCACTCGCTTTACAACCGTGTTCAATACATCGCTTACCGCCACCGTGTGCTACACATTTATCGGTGTTGCCTTCGGCACTTGATTGGCAACATTGTTCAATACATCGCTTACCGCCACCGTGTCTTTTACATTTATTGGTTTTGCCTATGGCACTCGCTTTACAATCTGATTCAATACATCTTGCGCCGCCACCGTGTGCTATACATTTATTGGTTTTGCCTATGGCACTCGCTTTACAATCTGATTCAATACATCTTGCGCCGCCACCGTGTGCTACACATTTATCGGTTTTACCTTGGGCGCTCGCTTGGCAACCGGGTTCGATACATCGCTTACCACCTCCGTGTGCTATACATTTATCGGTTTTGCCTCTGGCGCTCGCTTTACAATCTGGTTCAATACATCTTGTTCCGCCTCCGTGTGCTACACATTTATCGGTTTTGCCTATAGCGATTGATTTACAATCTGGTTCAATACATCGGCGTATTTTACGTGGTTTTATTACAACAGAATATTCTTGCGACATTTTTGATTATATATTTATTTATAAATATATAATTTATATCAATTTATTTGTTTATTAAATTGGCACTTGTAATGAAGGTGTAAAACTTGGACACTTTTAAGGTGCAGTAATTTACACACCGACATTTATATTCAACGGTCTATATACACCTACAAATCGCCTCATATAACTCTGGTCTCGTCTTACATGTTTCAGTCCCCATAGACCCGAACTTTCCCGGAGTCACATTTACCACAGGCAGATTCAGTTTTTGTGAAATATCAACAAGGTCTTGTAACTTATATGCCGACAACGGGCGAATCGGAGCAGAAATACTCTCCATCAACCAATAATTCTTACGAATATATGTAAGGTAATCCATATTCACCTTAATCGGTGCGATATATAATACGTAATTCCCTTTGATTTTTTCAATAATAAAAGTCTCGCCGCCATTGTCGATCTCGTAATATTTGCGATTCTGAACAATACACACCGATATGGATTTACATACGGCAATTGCCTGTAATGTTTCCAATGTAATAAACGGCTTATGGACCAGACTTTCTTCCAATCCACTTAGCTTGATTTTATTTGCTTTTAATATCGGTTTATTTTGCCGCATCACTTCGATTAACTCAAACTTGAACCGATTGGATTCGACATATGGATTTTCAATAGTTTCATATTTTTCGGTTCCATATAACATAATATACCCCGACCATAATATTGAATCGGAACATGATGGTGGATATTTATACCCGTAGGATGTCATGATGTCGGGGTGAAATGCGACGGTAGATGAAGGTGGTATTTCGCTATCAATTGTCGTGGTGGCTGAACTACTGTCGTCGTCCGTGTCGTCGGTATCAGATGTAGTCGGGGTATCTATTACCGCAGTATGGACCGGAACTGGAACCGGGACCGAGGCATGGACCGCAGCACAGACCGGGACCTGGACTGGGACCTGGACCGGGTCTGGCACTTTAACCGATAATATATCATAGACAACTACATTATCACGTATATTTTCTGATGTAAATGAAAAAGAATTATATAGACAAGGAATGACGAGCGAAGATGACGCCATTGTATTATATATCATACACTAAATATCTTTATGCGTCTTATTCTCAAAGAATTCCTTTGTTAAATTTTGCTTCTGTTCTTCTATTTCATTCAAATGTTTCTCCTGTTTTATGACATATTTCATATACTCTTCTAATTCGCGCAATGTGTTGTCATTTATTTTGGAAATGTTGATAAAAACGCCATTTTTATTTTCATTGATTTGCGTATGTTTTGTATGTAAAATTCGCAACACTTCAATTTGATGAATGACCGGAATGTTTTCAATTCCATCCTTAAGCGCCATTAAGTAGTTTGTTTTCACTTCAATTTGTTGCGCCAGTGTCTGTAGTTCATTCATTGTCGTAAGACTCGCAATCGCGGTGGTAGACGTCGTCATTTTATAAAATATCCGTGATGAAACTTTATACCCTTTCAGGACGACGACGACGTCGGTGGTGGTGACACCGCGTCCAATAACATCGCAATGATGGTCACGTGAGTATCGTGTAATACAAACCGGCGCCCAATGATTTCCACGGTCAATATGTCATTTTCTTCAATCCGAGTGAATAGGTCGTTATTTTTCATATTCATATCGCGTGAGAGAAACACCTCAATCGGGGATATACGCCCCGGCGACAATTGGGTAGCACCTGCGCGGATACCCGCCTGTGTTATAGTTTTGGCGACGCATTTTATTACGGTATGCTCGTCCGGAAAACAAATGAGGCAATCAGCTACGATATCAAATACAATATTAGCAGCAGCTAATGTTCCACACGAGTGTGAATAAATAGTAACTGAATACGGGCATATATATCCTTCAATTGAACAATGACCTTCCAATTGGTTCGCCAATTCTTTCGCTAATAATTGCTTGACATCCACGCCTCGCGTTATCTTATAAAATGGAATCGTGAGTTTACGTTTGATTTGTTGTTGGGCAAAGAGTGCTGGGTCGCAGTAGTGCGTAGTCTCCGCGGGCGCGGGCTCTGGCGCGGGCTCTGGCGCGGGCTCTGGTTCAGACACGGCTTCTTTTATTTTCTTTTTAGGTCGGATAATGGTGGTTCGTTTCGCAGATGACACAGACAAGACGACAGCAGATGCCATTACGTTGAACGATAGCTATATCAATTATAGCTTTATGTTTATATCTTTATCAATTTTATTGAATGAGATGACAATATTATATATACTCGCAAATGACGATATCATACGTAGTCGGCGTCTCTGCGCCCCGCGCGACAATTTGAAGTGGCCCCGCGCATCCATAGATGGACCTCGCGCGCACTAATGCGTCGCATTCTTCTTTTGTTGCGTGAGGGGGGATGGGCTGAAGATTGTGTTTGTATACACCGTGTCGTAAAATACAGCAATTGAAATCCTTATGAGAAACGACAAATGGTTCGTGGCAATGAAGGCACGTGAATACATGGTCCATTACAATGATTACAATGATTACAATGATTACAATGATTACAATGATTACAATGAATACTATACATTGTAATTACAGCCGAATATATTTATACGAGTTCGCCAATGACCGAAATAGCTTCATCGCCGATTTCAAACCGCTGGCCGATAACGCGCACGCGTATTTCTTCCTCTTCTTGAAGTCGCGTAAAATCGGCGCGGTCATAGTGATGGTCTCGCGCAATAAAAACGACCACCGGCGATTTTGGCTCATTTAGAGTTGCGCGAATACCAGCGAGACTGATATTTTTGATGACACACGTAAATACGACACCTTCAACAAGCGAACAAGCCTGACATTCATATACACAGTCAAATATCGCATTCTTTCCATATAAATATCCATTGGAATATGTGAGGATTTTCACACTTCCGGGGCGGATGAAACCTTCCGCCATACACTTTCCTTCTACGATTTTTGAGAGAATGTGCTCTAGTGTGTCCTTTACATTGCGCCCAATGATGCGAAAGGGGATTTCTAATTTGCGCGTGAGTAAAATAGTGGTATAAATCCCGTATCGCGCTTTGGACTGGACTACGCCGCCAGAAACCGCTGACCTTGAAATGGAAGCGGACGCGGACGCGGACCCGGACGCGGACGCGGACCCGGACGCGCGTTGTGGGAGTGGTGGTGGAATACGAGGTTGTGGGGGCGGTATAGATGTCATTGTGATACGATTAATATATTACAATACTTTATTTATACGCTATAACCGTTCAATATTACATAATAATGCTTCTCCTGGCCCGAAGAACCACTTGCGTCCATTTACACGGTTCGCATTGAATGCGCGTAATAAAAACTCCTGAAACACACACAATTCTTTTTGGGTTCGCTGTTTTGTGTTTTCAATTGTCAGTTTATAGTCGTCTCCTTGTGTCTCTGGGTTCATCGTTAGAATCGTATTGATAATGGTTATGGTTTCTGTTTTACCCGATTGGTCACATCGGGCGCCTTTATCGCGCTTCTTTGACATATTTTTAACCTTGAATATCAGATATTCCTTCTTGAAAAATGAAACGAACCCGACAATCATATTCATATTCTTGATATGTTGCGTCTGAAGACTTCCTAAAAGAAGTTCGTAATCACGCTCATCTTCTGGTTCAGCGACGACCCATTCTCTCGTTTCATATCGCAACACAACCAAAGCATATTGTTCGTCTTTCTTTTCGTGAAATAAGAGTAGTCCAAGGTCTTGGGGGGTTCGTCGCGCCCCTTCGGATGCGGATGCGGCGGCGGCGGCGCGTCGTCCAACCAGTGGACGAACAATAATATGTTGTTCATAATAATTCAAGAGCATTCTCTCAAATGGCGACAACGGTTGAATAGCTCCCGTAGTCGCAGCTCCGGTCGCTGTCGTCGCAGTATCGTAATTATTCTTTTGATACAAATAATTCACGAGTTTAAGACTATCTTCAAAAAACAAGTGTTCTAAAAGATTAGAAATAACAAGTGTGTAGAGTTGCTCTCTCGTTGTATGAAACTCCTCCGTTTGAGAGATTTGGTCTATAACTTTTCCGCAATAATAATACCATTCGTCCTGTTCCTTCGTGGGTTTGTCATAAACGGTTTTACACGTTTCAAATGTATCTGAAAGTGTAACAATAAAATCATATATTTCATTGCCTGGGGGTTCCTCGGGCTCGGGCGCGGCCTCGGACTCTGCCTCGGGCGCAGCGACCTTCTCAGGCGCCGCTGCCGCTTCTACCGCTTTCCCCTTCTTCAATTTATCAACAATCTTCTGATTTGGAACAACTGGCTCTACCGCCACCGCCACCGCCCCCAGCGGCCGAATATTCAAGTAGTCTTCCGTTATATTACCTGGAAGAGGATATTCTATTGAGGTATGTTTAAACGGAACCGGTGTGCTTCGTTCGTGAATACTGATACGTTTATCGGTTATTTCAATGGGCTGGAATAAGTAATAATCGCCGACATTGATGATACGTCCGAGGCGCCCATACTTATCATTGACATATTCATTCGGTTCGGTTACCATTTGTGTGAGTGCGAGATTTATTTGCGCGACGGGGTATTGGCGGATGGCATTTACGTGCGCGATAATTCCGTTGGGGCCGGTTTTCTTATAAAAGAAACCATCTCTGTATAATTCGCGGATTTTGTGGATGATTTTATCCAGGTTCATTGACATAAACTTTTCATTAAATGTATCCAAGCGAACATCGCTTCCTCGGCCTCGGGCGCCGCCGTCGCCGTCGCTATCGCTGTCGTCACTGTCGCTATCGCTACCTAGTCCGTATAATTCTTCCTGTTCCTGAATCGGCCGTCCATTTGAAAATGTCGGAGTACATGTGTATTCACACCGCGCCATATAATCACACAACGCGGAATAAGGGCGCGCGCCAACCTGATAGTCTATTTGTTTGCGCGACGAGAGATTTTGCCGGACCACCTGGTTTAATTGCGCAGCAGTTTGCGTATTGTGCTGAATATTCAGAAGGCAATCTACTGCGGATGTGCGGAGCACACGAGATACTGCGCCGATTTTCACGGATTTAAACTCGGATAAACGATACAAATACAGGTCAATCGCCTCTATTTCGTGGTTCGTCAGCTGTGTCCCGTATAAATACAGTTCCACATTTCGTTGCGAAAATGGAAGGCGTTTGTGGCTACAATTCCGGATAGCGCGTCCAATGATTTGCTCCAGGAGGTTCATATTATACCACGGTTCCAGGATATGGACCTGCCGAATATTCTTGAAATCTAGACCTTCACTGCCCGCGACGGAAATAATGACAACCTTTACATTTTCACCGTGTGTGTTATTCTCGCTGGTGAGCGCCTTCAATTCAAAGAGGTTATCGGGGGAAATAGTGGGGTCGCCGGTAATCACGGAATATCGCGCAGGACGGAAGGGCTGATTCGGAAATTGCGCCTGGTGCTGGCGCTGGGGGAGCATCGTAATCGCATCAATGCTCGCGACGGGCTTACTGCGGAAAAGGGACGAATTCCCGCCAGCAGCACTATACCGCGTAAAACCAATCTCTTCTAATGCGAGTGCGATGGGGACGACCCCGCCATCAATATATTGACTGTATGCGAGTATAATACCTTCACTCGTAAGCACCGTGTCGCAAATATTCTTTATTTTCGCTGAGTATCGCCCAATATTGTCGGGGGCGAATATGCGCGCGGATGCCTTTGTGGTTGTTTCACCTTTTGGCAACTTAAAGGCGCGCGTGAATTCGGGGCGGTATTCAAAATTCAGGCGCATCGGAGGATTACCGGTTTCTTCATACGACATAATATGGCGCAAACCTTCCTTGCCGATACACGCCGCAATATCAAACTCGTCATTTGGATTGTTGATATACTCAATGAGGGATGGGTGCGGATATACCATATTCAACGACTCTAGTGGTCGCTGGACGGCTGCGTATCCTATCGTATCCATATTCTCAAAAGAGGGGAAGTCTACTGATTCAACGAGGGTGGATTCGTTGATGTCTGCTGCGGGGGGCGCAGAAGCCGCAGAGGCCGCAGAGGCCTTTTTACCTTTGCCGGTCGCCAACACCGCCGCCGCGGCCTTCTTTCGGCGCACCATCGCGCTCTTCTTATAAATATACATTGCCTTCATATCATTAATAATAAACCGATATGCCGCTTCTTGGATATCGCCTGCTTGAATCATATATACATCAATATGCTCTATGGGTTGGTCAATATGGCGCCCGTTTAATTGGGTTCGCGGGTATCCCGCTGCTCCCGCTGTTCCCGCTGACGCTCCCGCTGCTCCTTCTGAACCCGCTGCTCCCGCTGACGCTCCCGCGGCTCGCGCCAGAAGTGAATGCTCCGGTGAATGTTCTCTCGGAAATATCCGATAAGGAAATGTATACGGGTTCTCACCGCGCACAAATGAAACATACCCCGTCGCCTTCCGAATAAGTAAATCCTTGCCAATCTCTCGGCCCTCTGCGTCAACACGAAAATTCCCCCGGTCATCAAACACATCCGCGATGTCAATGGTGGCACGGCGGTCATTCAAGTTCATCAGGTTTATCAGCCACACGATTTCCTTATAACTGTTATACATTGGTGTTCCAGAGAGAAGAAGCAGGCGCACATTCGCGACCTTCTGGACGATTTGGAAGAGTATCTTCGCCACGCGTTTATCGCGGTTATCATCGGTGATACGAATATTATGAACCTCGTCAATAATAATCAGTGTGTTTGCGAATAATTTACGCAACTTCGTGACGGACAGCGTTTCAATCGCGAGAGTCTCCATTTCGGCTACTTTGGCAATTTCCGCGGCCGATTTACGGCCTTTCTTCGCGACCGACGCCGCGACCGACGCCGCCCCTTTGCGCCTCACTTCTTGTATAACCGCTTCATCTTGTGAAATTCCGACACTTGATGCGTGCGTCCGCGCATAATTCGCGAATTCATTATACCCGAAAAACGAATAATGCGACGAAATCAGGCGCCTGATTTGTTTAATGATGTTGTCACGCGTAAGCCCCTTCATATTCATCGGGTTTATTTCCTTGATGAATTTATTTCCCGTACACGCGCGAATATTCCAGACTCCAGGCTCAATCTCTCGGAGTTCGCGTTCATCAAAGAGCTGTAGCCGGAAATTCTCCTGGACGTTCGGCGACGCAATCACGATGATTTGCTGGGTAATTCCCATTTGTTTCATATAATCACGCATCTCCTCCGCCACGCTAATCGCTGAGCATGTCTTCCCCGTTCCGAGTCCGTGGTATAACAACAAACTATTATACGGGGTCTCTACCGAGAGAAAATTCCGGACGAATTGCTGGTTAGGCGCGAGTTCTATCTGCGCGTTACAGAGAATCTCTGCCTCCTCTTCCACGCTTTTTGTATTGTCCACGTCCATCTTGGTGTCAAAGAACTCTTTCCGAAGGGCGATTTTGGTATTAAAATTGGGGTCGTTTAGGGTGGGGTAGAGACCGTCCACGGCCGATGCCGCCCCGCTGTCATCCGGCAATACTCCGATGTCGTGATGACCTCCCTCGGCACGCTCGTCCGGTAATACTCCGATGTCGTGATGACCTCCCTCGGCACGCTCGTCCGGTAATACTCCGATGTCGTGTAAGGTCATCTCTCGTTCAAGCAGTTCTTTTTTTAAAAGGAGCTTATTGAACTCCTTACTAAATGGGTTGTTGATTTCTTCTGGCGACAGGCGTCTACGGCCTTCATCTATGTCGCGTTTCATTCTTGCGATAGTATCTTTTGGGGATTCGGCAATACCGCCAGCCGCCGCTGCCGCCGCCTTCGCGGCCTTCGCCTTCGCCTTCGGTTTAATAGTTCGTCGTGCTGCGCCTGATGGCTCCGCTGGCCCTGGCACCACCGCGAGTGCGGCTGTAGCGACCGACGCCACCGACAATTCCATCGGTATATTTTCTTGTTCTTGTTCTTCGGACATTTTCTACTTCTTTAGGTATGTATTATAATACCCCCGTGTTCCTTTATATATCTACCGGAAATAAAAGGGAACGATATCAAAATATTCTATAGCGGGACAATATGTTATTGATTTTACGAACAATCCCGACCTTTTCTAAATTGTAAGGTCGGATTGCCTTGATACACTCGTCAAACGGCATCCATTTCATAAGGCCTACCTCCATAATATCGTGCGCCTTTTTCGGCTTCTTATCTAAATCCACCATCGCGAGGAAATACTTCTGTTTATAGCACTTCATATCCGACCCCATAAATATCTCTTCAAAAGGCGCGATATTCTGTATAACGTTATCCGCGGTTATGTCGTATCCCGTCTCTTCTAGGCATTCTCTCAGCGCACACGGCAAGTCCTTCTCATTGTAGTTCCGGCGGCCTTTCGGAAACCCCCACTCGGTTTCGGTCCATCGCTTGGTAGATTCGTCTATGAACTGCTGGAGGTTTTTCACGCGACCATCCTTCGTGCGTATACCCCCAAGCACTTGCCGATACTTCTCATATGACACCTGCTCTTCGTTTTTATACTGGCTCCCGCGCGTATACTCGCCCCATAACAGACGCCACAACTGTTCAAATGTAAGACGCATCAAGTTTGCCTTCTCGGCCATCGTCATTTCATCAATGATGCGCTGGATATACGCTTCATCGTTGAGCGAATATTTGCCGCGAATGAAATCCACGAACCCAAATGAGTCTCGGCGACGTATCATAAGGAATTCAGGGCCGGTATGGCCGCATCGGAATGCGATGACCCCGATACTTGTTATGGGGGCACGGCAATTATTATAGACGTGATTGGTCCGATTACAGTTATTACAGAAATATTTGTCCGCCGACACTGCCGCGGACGCAGATGATGCTTCTGATGCGGCCGACGCGTATTTATGATTTCGTAATTGACTTATTTCCAAATACGATAATGCGGATTTAGGATTATTTAGTTTTACAATGGATTCGGCCTCTTGTTCCATTACAAATTCGCTTATCGTAATTACGCTTATCGTAATTATGTTATTGTTTTTATGTCATTTCATTGTAGGCACAGACGCACGCACGCACACACACACACCACGCAGTAATGCTAAAATTAGACGCGAAGATATGGGGACCACATTATTGGTTCGTATTGATGACCACCGCCGTGAATTATCCTGACCACGTGAACGATGTCACGCGTAAGAAATATTACGACTTTATCCAAAACTTTCCGATGCTGATTCCGGACCCTGAAATGTCGTCGGAGTTTGCGCGGATGTTGGATAAATACCCCATTACACCTTATTTAGATAGCCGCGATTCGTTTATTAAGTGGGTCCATTTCATCCATAATCGGTATAATGTGCTCCTGATGAAGGACGAGATGTCGCTACATGATGCGCTTGAGAGATACTACTTACACTATCGCCCGAAACCCATACAAATCTTGGAGGAGCTGAAATACCGCGAGAAACTCGTGTATTTATTGGTGGTCGTCGGGTTGGGATATGCGGCGTATTATTACCATAATCGGTGAAGCCGAATATGCCGTGGTTGAGCGGACCATAATCGGTGAAGACGATTATGCCGTTGTCGGGCAAGCGGACCATAATCGGTGAAGACGATTATGCCGTGGTCGGGCAAGCGGACCATAATCGGTGACGGTGAAGCCGAATATGCCGATGATATTATTCGCTGCTATATATAACCGCACATACACATACAATGGTAAAAGCCGAGTATATCGTTTTTCTTGTCGCAGCAGTCCTTATTGTAAACACATACTATGATGGACGCCTAATAAAAATGTTTCAGAGCAATCAAAAGTGGATGAAGATGGCAATGTTTGCGTTCGCGGGTCTCTCGCTGTTCTTGTTTTTGCGCCGTAATCCGGAAAACTCTAGGCAGTTGATGTATCACGCCAACGATATTATTAAGTATATGCCGATAAGCAAGGGGACTGCGGATATGATAACGCCGTTTTTTGATATGACGGGGGGTCCGTCCCCGAACGACGGCGGCCAAACGAGCGGAGCGAGTGGCAGTGCGATTGGCCGCGCAATGAGTAGCGCAATGGGAACAACTCCGTCGTTGGGGGGCGGAACCCCGGCCGAACGCCGCATATTGAACTCCGGCAAGAATTCTAGCAAGCGCAGTGTCAGCGAAACCAAGAAGAAGTATGTCGCAGCACAGCAGGGTTGGAAATGCGGTGACTGTCAGCGTCAATTGCCCGCGTGGTTTGAAGTAGACCATGTCATTGCTTTAGAACACGGCGGGTCCAACCACGTGGATAATTTAGTCGCTTTGTGTCGGGATTGCCACGGAAAAAAGACGGCGATGTCGTTCCTCTAGAAACGCGATGGGATGGCAGCATTAATATATAATATAATTATAACTGGGTGTCGTTATAATTATAATACTATGGAAAATAAGCCATCCATAGAAGAATCATTTCATATAAATAAATTATTAGACTATTTACCTATTATTATTATCGCAGTCATCTTTTTTGTCGGTTTTTTTACATGGGATATTGTCCGAAAAGAACTGGCGAGTTTTATGATGTTGATACTGGTGTTTATCTACGCATTATGGGTAAGGACTGGAGATACGAAATCGTATAAGTCGTGGCTAACTAACCCTGCTGAAAATAATATATTTCCGCCAATTGTGAATAATCCATTGGTCGGTTCCAAACTAGGGATTTTTTCCTGGGTTGTTATGTTGGTTGGTATTATTTTGGGTCTCGGCCTCGGATTCGGTAGTATCGGTATCAATAATAATCCGTCTATCCCAACAAAAGATACCGTAAATACATTGAACGTATTTGGCGGCATTTTTTCCATTGGAGGTATCATATTGGTTATTTATTCATTATGGAAACTATTTCGCGAAGACCAGCCACAATCAGATGATGATAAAGCAAAGGTGAAAAAGGCAGGACTAGGTGGGTTTATCGGTTCAGTATTAGGGTTTTATATGGTCGCGCGCGCGAAAATCACCGATAATGAGCGCAAGGAGATAGAATCAGATGAGACGAAAACTAATGAATATAAAAAGAACCCAGCGAATAATGGCGCGACCACCGCATTGGTGATAGGGTTAATATTACAGGTGGTTGGGATTTGTATGGTCTTATTTTGTTTATATGCGTATAACCTATTTGACCTTACGAATATAAAACAGGCTCCACGGAAAAGTATTGGCATTGTATTATGTGTGGCGTTATTCCTCTGCGGGATTCTATGGATTGGAACAAGTCAGCGATGGCCCGGTCTTACATACGGAACAACTGAACTAGGCGATTTTAATAGTAATGTATTCGCAGCACACGGTGGCATTTATATGATTTTTGCCGCAGTATTTCTCGTGTTATTGATTGGTAAGTTAGAAAAATCAACCACGTATTATAGTGGTGGGGTGGTTTTGGTCGTATTGTTCGTAGTATGTTACATTTGGAATATGGTGGATATGATACGACAACGACCAGAAATAGATACGACTGAAAAAGTAACCATATTGAGAGAAGAGGTTGTCAAACAATTAAAGAAGAATGACCCTTCTAAAACATACACTGATGACGAAATAAACAAGGCACTGGAAGCGCGTATACAAAAACAACAAAACCCGTCCGAAGTTGTAAATGGCGTTTTTATGACACTTTCAGTGGTCGTTATTATTATGATTAGCGTGTTTCGTGCGTCGCGATTACACCTGGGAATTTGCGGTAAATTTCCTGTTGATGATAGTTTTTTTACTAATATAATAACGGCTATTAAAACCTCACCAGATACCGTGAATGCTGGGTATTGTGCCGATTTAGTTGATGGTGTGGGTTTTGATCAAAAAACAAAAGATACCACGGCATTTAAAAAAATAAAGGATGGCGAAATAGATAATATCACAGGGGCCGAATGGGACGCACTTTTAAATACATATGATGATAATCTGGCGGTGGGGGGTGGTGAATTCTCACCTACTGTTGTTCGCGCCGCCAAAGGCGCGATGTGGGTCCCCTTTTTACTCGTGATATTGATTGTAATGTGGATAGGCATTATTTTCGCACGCGTTTCAACATCGGAAACAGGCAACGCGTGGATTGCCAGTAATTTTACAGGTGATATGTACCCTCGCGTGAAAGAATTATTGGATTCATTTTTCATCGTCTTGATTGTCGGTCTCTTGTTATGCGCAATCCTGTTACTTCCAATGGTGAAAGAACTCAATGTAGGCGGATTGGATACGATATTGCGGTTTGCTGAGTCTATTCAGGTGTGGCAGTATAACGCAGCCCCTGGAGGCAACACCAAAAATTGGGGGTGGCTCGCGTTGTCTGTATTTTTGTGTATAGCTTTCGGTTTTCTTTTACTTGCGTGGTATTGGATATACCTTGACGTTAATAAAGACAAAATAGACAATGAAATACTGCCCGCCGTCCCGAATGGGTGGGGATACGCCATCGCATTCGTGGTATTATTTACAATTTGCTCTATTCCTGGTTGGTATTTTATAGCTTCATCGCACAACCCCGACCCAGCGTTCAGTAAAGAGACCGTTATAGTGCGATGGATTCGCTTGATTTTCACCGCAATTTATTTGATTCCGTGGCTTTTTATTACGATTTTTAAACTGATATTGTTCTTGCCAACTCTATTATTTGGGAACCAAACCGATAAAACTAAATTTAATGAGGAATTAGAAAAATTGGCTTTTTGGAAATGGACGTCCAAAACGGACCTCCGCTTATTCAATAATGGCGCTCCCATAAAGGCCGCAGATGTGACATCGATGGCAGCGTCGGTAGCGGCAGCGCCGGCGGGCGCAATACCGGCGGCCGCAGCACCCCCCGCCACATCAGAACCCGTCGGCATAGACGAAACCAAAGTGAGCGCCATCGGTAAACTCATCAAAGTAATCCTACTCACGATTTCGTTCGTTATTTTGATTCTCGCAGTGATTTACTATGTATACAAGATTGATGCGACCAATCGCCTCGGTGGCGCGGAGCAGGATATCGCGGACGGCGGGTTCGTCGCACAAATGAACTCGCCCACAGCACATACCATTTACGTTATTATGGCAATCGTCGCCATCGCCGGGTTTGTCGCGCATCTCCGAGAGAAATTCAAGAGCGCAAATGCGGAGAAGTCGCCCGAAGACTACCTTT